ATGAGCAATTCTCCTAGTATCTCGGCTCAAGTTTCAAGTTCCGCGGCTCAAACCCAACAGATTCTTTCTATGGATGTAAGCACAAGTGCTAGCACTGTAGGTAATATAACTGCGGACAGTACAAGCGGGGCCCTGGCAAGTAATGAAACAAATGTTGACAGTACAAGCGGAGCTAATGTAAGTAATGACACAGATATGGGCAGTACATCTACGGTCGTCGCTAGTAATGAAAGTACAACAAATGACGTAATGAACACTACGGTACAGTCTTCTGGTGTAAGTGTACAGACACAATCTGTAGAATCACAGATAGATACTGCAGTAGCTGATGTAGGTAATACAACAGATACGGACCAGCTTGTTGCACAAATTGTGGCCAACAATGTAAAAGTACAGCAAGAAGAAATGGAAGAACAACAAGCGGAAACAGGCGAGTATGCAGACTCTAGTGCATTAATAGGGTTCATGGCTTACGTACCGGGGTTCAACACGTACAGACAAGTGGACCTGCCAGATCAAACAATGTGGTACCAACCTAAAGAAATTTATAGTAATATATCCATAACAGATAATAACGCTGCATTCCTTGGAATGTACTCAGCGAATCTGCAAGGAATTAATAGTTTAAAACAAATGCAACCTACTTTATAAATGGACTGGTTTCAAAACAAAACAACACAACTTATAGCCCTGGCGGGTATTGTCAGTACATTAGCTGGCTTCGGATACACAGGTGCGGGCTACGTTAATAGAATTACTAATTTAGAATCTAAAATGACTCGTTATATTAACGAGATTGATGCACTTGCAGATCAAGTTGTTGATTTAGAAAAGCAAGTTGTTGCAGTTGATGAACAGATTAAATCGTTAAATATAGAAACACAGGACTTAAGTCCTATTAAAGAAGATATTGTTGCATTGCAAACAAGCGTTGCAGGTATAAATGCAAGTGTTGATTCTATGTACGATGATGTACGTAGTCTTAAAAATATGAATGATAACCCACTAGCAAATTAAGGAGTAAACAATGAAAAGGAACTATTGGTATATTGGAATATCAGAATGGCTTAAAAATAAACTATTAGGTACAGAAACAATAGTAGTAAGAGCCAGAAATAAAGCGGGGCAATATCTTAAAGATGACCCTAAAACTAAAAAGAATGAAGCTTATACTAAAAAAGTAGTGAAGAAGAAAGCTACTAAAAAGAAAGCTACTAAAAAGAAAACAGCTAAGAAATAATGGGCGACGAACAACATTACGGCAGCCCTAGGTTTGGTGGCGACATGGATCGCAATGAGGTCGAAATTGATCTCAATAAATTCATGGCTCTATTGCAAGAGAAGTCTGAATTAAAAGACAGAATCAGAGAGCTTGAGGATGAGAAGAACGACAACCCTTATCAAAAGTTTATCTTTGTAGCTCAAGCTATAGATAGCTGGCGTATTATTCCTAGGTGTTTTTTAGGGGTGTATATGTATTTATTATATTTTACAACCTTCTGGTTTATGGATTTACCAGATCCTACTTTTGAACAATCGGGTTTGATTTCTATTGTGGTTGGAGCCGGCGCAGCTTGGTTCGGCCTCTATACAAACAGCTCCAAACCTAAAGTATGAGGTGGGTTTTCCCTTTGAGATAATTACTATGCTAGGCTCAACCTTGTTGAGTAGTTTTCTTAGTATATGGGCACAATCTAGAAAAGCAAAAGCAGAAGAACAAAAGCTTCTTATTACAAGAGGTGAGTTCGAAATGAAAGCTGTAAAACAAGCAAGAGAAGTTAAGGACAAAGGCTTTGCTTGGACACGTCGTATAATAGCTTTAGCTTCTATATTTGCAATTGTTTTACTTCCTAAGTTAGTAGCTGTTTATTATCCAGATGTAGATGTGACTGTTGGTTATACAAACTGGCGTCCAGGGTTTTTATTTTTTAGAGAAGGAAGAGAGGTCTTTGAATGGATTACTTTTCAAGGTTTGGTAATAACGCAATTAGATACCAATTTAGTATCTGCCATAATTGGTATGTACTTTGGTGGTAGTTTAGTTAAGAGATAAAAATGCCAAGTAGCTCAAATTACAAAAGAAACTATAAACAAGAGTATGCAAATTATCACTCTAAACCTAAACAAAAAAAGAATAGGGCGGGTAGAAATTCAGCACGTAGAGCAGCTTTAAAATCAGGGCAAGTTAAAAAAGGAGATGGAAAAGACGTGCATCACAGAGATGGAAACCCACGAAACAATTCAGCAGGTAATACAGTATTAAGAAGTGCTTCTTCTAATAGATCATTTAAAAGGAATAAAAATGCAGGAAAGGCTTAGAAAAGAAGCTGAATATTGGAAAGAAGAAGCTTTAAGATATCGTTTTCTATTTAGGTTTTTATTTGTTTACTTAATCTTTGACTTATTAATCCACTTTGATTTATTGAAATGAAGAAAGAAGAGCAACTACTGCTGCTATAGTTCCAAAGTAAACAAACAAAAACATAAACCCCCAAATATATTTATCAACCGCTTCCGTTAGTTTTCTTTTTATTCTGTATATAAGATGCGACATCTTCTGTATCTACAAAAATTTTTCGTCCTATTTTATAGTAAGGAAGGTTAAGTCTTCCATGATATAGCATGGAATAAATAGTTTTATCATTGTTATGGAAGACTTCTGCTATGGCTTTGATGTCCATAACAGGTCCATATTTATTCAGTAGTACCTGTTTCATCAGAACCTTCCTGGTCTCTAAGTTTGTTAATAAACCAAACAGCTTTTTCTAAATCTTCTTGTCCATTTTTATCTGGATAACGATAAGTGTATTTGATTATTGTTCCTTTTAAGTACCCCATAAACTCTTCTTTCGTTAAGCTATCTTCAATAATGTCGATACACTCGCGGTTAGTTTTGTTGTAGTGGGGTGGATGATTAACCATATCTGCTGTGGTTTTATCTTCTAATTTAGCCATAAACTCCTCTTTACAGTTTCCAATGTTAACAAGGTGTTGCCCTGATAACATTCTATCTAAATTCATCATATTTATGTACCCTTATTTAAACATATATTAGATATTATATGCACAAATTCTTTTACATGTACAGATTTCTCTTCAAACTCTTGTACGGAAAAGTTATGTTTTTCAAAGTCTTGTGTAACAAGAACTTGATTATCGATGGCCAGTACTGCATACACTGGTAAGCCATAATTATATTGTCTAGTAAGCCAATCACGTTGTTGCTGTGATAAATTGAATCTGATTTTTGTGGTTGAACGAACAGGCAAATTCTTTTTGTATTTATATTCCATAAAACAAAAACCTTTAGGTCCGGAGTAAAAACAGTCAGGGACTCCTCCGTGGTACGGGTCATTTATTTTCCACCGGTATATTTCTTTAGAAAGAAGGCGGTGAATTTTAGAAATAAACTTATGCTCGGTCAACTAGTTCCAATTCCAACACTCCCATATTGTTATAAAAATCAATAGTTTATAAAGCATACGTACATGTGCGACATATAATGTCGCAAGCATGTACGCAGCTATCCCATTACGATACTGTATCGTACACGCTCTTTGCGTAGTTATAGTCTTCGTCTAGAACCCATCCTTGATTCTCAACAGATAAGTTATAGAACTTTTGCGCAGCTCTATTTTGAGTCTGTACCGAAGCTAACTTCCAAAGAGATGAGAATCTGTCACCGCCCAATTGAGCGATTTGAGTATTCCATTCCCTTGATACTCTTAACTTAGAAGATGCAAAGTCCATTAAGAAAGGAGTCTTTACTAAGTCTCCAGTATTTGGATCCTTCATAAGCAAAGTATGAGACTGTGTTTGCACAATATCATGGTCTTCAGCTTTAAGATCTTCCGCAGTAAGATAATCCATTGCTTCTTTTTGGGTAGTAAATATACCCTTAAGACCGCCTCCTTCTGAAAGCTTTCTCCAAACAACAAATTCTTCTTTAAACAAAAGATTTATAACATAAATCTCTCGTCCTAGAAGTTGATTAGTAACGGTGTTAACGAAGTCGCCAGGCTTGGCTCCTTCTAAGTAATCCTCATGGTTAGGATCTACTTCGTTACTTAATTGTTGAAGTAGTTTAACTCGAGGGGTTTGTAGATGGTCACTAGTAACGTTTTCGTTACCTAGACCGGATGCTTCTTTAACATGTGCAGGCACAGAGGTAGAAGTTAAGGCTATAGCATTTTCATTAATCATGCTTCATTCTCCTTTTTTCGTTTTTATTTAGATCTGAAATTAACGCGTGTTAATTCCGTTGCTTTTACTCCTGGGACATTCATTCCCATTTGTAGAAGTTCTCGAAAAGCAGTTGCGGACATTCGCTTTTGTAAAAGCTCAAACTGCTTGGTGTCAATGAGGTGTTGATAAACTTGATCCCAGTCTTCCACTGTAGGTACAACTTCTTTTTTGATAGATACTGTACAGTCATCGTTACCGACACGGTCAATACCTTGTTGTTCTAATGTAGAAGCTATCCGTGCTTCAAGTTCCATTTTACGTCCCTTTAAACCTTTTTCTTGAGTTTGTAAGGTTTTAAGTTCTGCTCTTGTATTTGTTAAGGCTGTGAGCAACTCATCCATAGTTCTCGTTTCTTCCATGTTAGTGTAGGGTCTCCTCCCCGGTTGTTATATCATTGGTTAATACATGTACACCTTCTAATAGATCTAATGCATGCGCACTAGCTTGAGAAAGCAATTCCTCAGCTGGCACAGACGTGTTGTCTGCATCTAGAGTTATTAACTCGACGATGACAAACACAAGAGCGGCTGCTAGTGTGTTTGCGTCAAAATTACTTATGTTTTCCATATCATCAAAGCTTAAATTTTCAAGTAGTACTGTTTTGGTTTTTGCCACTGTTTACCTCACTTAATATGTGTAGAAGGTTTTCCATTCTTCCAAGTTTACCATTAAGTTTATCATAAACTGACTCTTCCCACGTGTCTCGTGCAGCAATTAGTATTGTTTCGGTTTTGCTTGTTTGTCCGGAACGATGTATACGTCTATTGAACTGTTGAAAATGCTCAGCGTTATATGTAGGACTACACCATATACATGTTGTAGCTTTAGTTAACGTTAGACCATGGCCCGCGGATTGTGGGTGTGCAAACAGGACTTGTATTTGTCCTGCCTGGAACCGTGCAACAATATCTTTACGTTTTTCTGCTGGTACTGAACCATCAATAAGTTCATAAGAAATCTTTTTCTTTTCTGCTATTTTTATTAGCGCATCACGTTCGTGTTTCCAATTAAATGCTACAAGTGAATGCTTACGCACATCAACTAGGTCCATAACTAAGTCGTAGCGTTCTTGGTGGAAATACTGTACGTTTTGTTCTTCATCATATACACCGCCGGATACGAGTTGTAATAACTTTTTAACACGGGCTCCTGCATTTACAGCATTAATGGTTCCTTGTTGTGTATATAAAACAGATTCTTCGGCTAATGTTTTGTACATAGCCATAACTTTAGGTGATAAGGATGTATAGACAGTGCGTACAATATTATCTGGAAGATCTATACATTCTTCCAGGGCGTGCCGTATTGTAATATCTTTTAGCCTGTCGGCTACTACTTCTTCGATCCCGGGTTTATCAATCCATTCATTAGCAAAACCGTTGAAACGAGGAGTACATACTTGATTACGAAAGGCATAAAAACGTTGTCCTAATCTTTCGCCATCATCAACTAAATAAACCGGGTGCCAAAGATCTAAAATACTATTAGTGTTAGGAGTGCCAGACATGGCAACCCTATTAGTAAAGTATGGGATAATTTCTTTGAGGTTTTTAGAACGTTTCGCTTGTCTGTTTTTGAATGCGGTAAACTCATCAATAATGAGTGTATCGAAAGACTTAACCAAGTGTAAGTTTTTCTGTAGAAAATTGACAGCTTCGAAATTAGTGATGACCATGTCAAGGTCGGTATCGTTAAATATCTTTTCTCGATTTTTTGCATAAGCAACTCCATATGTAATAGAAGGTTGGAACTTTAATATATCCTCAACCCAAGCTGCTTCTAAAATTGATAGGGGCGCTAGTACTAGCGTTCTACCTCCTAATGTAACGTGCGCATCTAGGACTGCACGTGTTTTTCCTGTACCAGGATCAGATGTAATTAAACATCTAGGATTCTCTATAACAAAGTTAGTGGTATCAACTTGATGAGAATACGCTGACGGTATTTGCTGGTTCATAATTCATCTTCCTTGTTTCATTATTCATTGTATAAACTTATTTTAACTTATTTTATACCCCATTGGCAAGCAGGAATTTCACCATTTTTATACGAACACCAGCGGCAAGCGCTTGGTGAAGGATTAGGTGGAAATTTAGTTGCTGTAGTCATAGCAACTGCTCGTCCATGAAGGGATGGCATAAATACCATTGCTTCTTCGCGTGTGTACGCTTGTTTAGTTATTTCTCCGTGATCTAAATACCACAGCTCTGTTTGAACATGTTGTAATTTAGGGAACTTAAAGAAAGAACCTATTGCATATGTCAGGGCTTGTTGTGCGTGTGAAATTTCATTACCAAACATTTTGCCTGTTTTGTGATCAATTACACGAGCTGAAGTTTCTGTTTCATGTAGGATTGCATCTAATTTAATGCGTGCCCACGTCTCTGGGGTTAACCATCCACAAGGTTGCCAGTCGATGGTAAACCCCCATTCCCCTTCTAACTCAACATTACCTTCTATAAATTGTTGTTTCAAAAGCTCAAACTCGCTTTTAAATTTTTTAAGTGAATCAGGGAGATCAGATATCTTGTCGCGTACGTAGTCTTCGGCTTCTTTATGTATGATTGAACCGCGTTTAGCTGCTGGTCCGTAGTCTTCTTGTATGCGTTTTACTTTTGCAATGTAACTTCTGTAAGCACAAGACTCAAAGGTTTTTAAGGTGGAGTGTGACCATGCTGGTATAAGTCCCAACTCCTCTGGGGTTTCAGGCTGAATGACTGCGTCCGTATCAGGCCTGGAGTCCTGGGTTAACTGTGTCAATGTGTTCCTTGTTTTGTTAGTTGAATGTCTTTTTCATCAAAGTGTGTATCTAATAACGATTGTTTCACATCTTCTTTTAAATGCCAAGTCAATAATACACCGCGAGGAGCTGATGTACGTGCATCGCCTCCTATGCGTTTACGTGTAGTTGTAATACTTAATCGGTTCATTGCTTTTGTAAAGTCTCTAATAGATAAAGATTTGGTATTATCTGTTAGCACGTCATATACAATTTTAAAGTGTTGCATTGGAACAACAGTTTCCTGTTCTGATGTTGCAATCCAGTTTTTAATGTATCTTTGTGCAGTACTTATCCCGCCAGCGTCATAAGTGTTTGTAAGTGGTATGTCTAAAACATCGACAAAATATTCTAAATTGTTTGTTTTAATTGCATTAGCAAACTCTTCAAGAACTGACATAGATACTTGCTTCATGTCTTGTTTAGCTTTATTTTCTAAAGCGGTGTGTGCCATACGCACATCTACCTGGAAAGCTTGTAAGAAACCTGCAAATAAATATAACTCTTTGTCTAATATATCTAAGCTAGATAATAAATCAGGGTGGCGTTCTTCTATTTTGTGTTCTTGACGGGGTCCTACGTTGTAACGCCTGTCTCCTTCTTCAATTTTTACAGCGTCTGCTCTATTTGTAAGAAATATAAAATTACAAAAGCTGGGTAATTCTATTTGATTTGTACGCATTGCTCTAATTGTAAGGTTGGGTTCTGTTATTTGATGCTTTAGTTTATCTGCCATCTTACCCATATTACCGCTTGCAGCCATTCTAAATTCGTCTACGACTAAGAAGAGTGCTGTACGCATATATAAATTAAAGTGTTCTTCTATGTTTTCCAGTGATCGCATGGGGACTTGTTGCTCGCCAAATAGGGGTTTAAGTATTCTATGAACGAACAAGCCCTTACCTGTACCAGGCACACCTGTAAAGATCCATGCGGTCATTGTCTTACGTTTATTTTGGTAAATATACGCAAGCCAATTTATGAAATGTTCTACTTCTGTGTCTCCATCTCCTACGATATGTTTAACTAATTTGTATATGTTGGGTACATATCTTTGGAGTTTTATAGCTTCGCCATATGTCAGTACATTTACATCTTTAGGAGCTTCCATCATGTATGGAGTTTTTCTATAAAGATTTACATAGTATGGAGCATCTTTTAAATTAATTCCTTTTTCAGAACTAGGATCAAATACAACTTTTGCATCAGGTACATAGTCTGGGGCTGCTCTGTTATGTGTACGCATAAAGCCTTCTAGTGAGCTTTTCTGTGTAGGTGTTAATGGGTAATCGTCGGTGAACTGTTGGATATCTTCGTCGAAAACGCCGTTAAAATATGTGTCTGTATAAAAGTCCCTTAATATAACAGGCAGTACATTCTTACCTGCAGAGATCTCTTCTTTGTACGTTTCAAATATACTTTTATAAAAGTCTGGATCGGCTTTTTCTATTTCAAATATAGGTTCACCTTTAAAGTTGTACATATAATGAGGGTTAGTAAGTAAGAAATAATACGCACCGCTATCGCCTCCGTTAATATTACAGTTTACATAGGGCTCAGATACTCGGCATATTTCTATACTCATTCTGTCTGGGTTTTGAAGCACTTCTTGTGTTTCATTGTTGACATTAATTGTAGTAACACGTTCGTTTTTCTTTGATAGTCCAGCTTTTTTACGTAGTCCGTTTTTAATTTGCAGGCCTATGTTATGTACTTTTTCAGGGTTAACATCTTTTACTAGCTGAGAAATGTCTACGGTTGGCGAACCACGGTTCACTTTACATAACCTGTCTCCAGTAATCGGGTCTTGTACACCATCTACAAATTTAGGTGGGGCTATGTATATTAGTTTAGAGTTCTCAGCTAAGCTTACATCTAGTGGATAAGATAAACTTTGACCATTAGCTGATAGCTTAAGTTGATTGGAAAGAAAATCTATTTCATAGTTTAAAGTCTTTAACCACTCTTTTAATATAGTAGGGCTTATTGGATCTTTAAGTATAAAGAATAAATGCATAGATACTTTATTGCCTTTTAAACCTAAAGAAGCTGAAGCTTGTGCAACATAGCTTACATCATGAAATTCAGGGGGCATGTAAGATATAAACTGTTCTGAAATAGTTTGAATATCATGGGTGTTTAAAGTGGATTTGTTTGCTAATGGAAATTCAATGCCGTCTAAGTCCATTACTAGAAGATCTGTTTGTGCAATACGGTCAGTTAAAAATGCTCTAGATTCATTTTTGATTTTTCTTTTAAGTAATCCTTTGTACATACAAGCACCTGCTGCAGCTTGTTTTTGTATGTGTTCAAAAAACTGATCAAATCCTTCTGAGGTTTTGTCAATTTTATAATGACGAGAAGTAACTTTTTTAACTAAAGGATAGGGGGCTATTCCTTTAGCATTGATTTCTTTTATTAAGCGTTGTTTGGCTTTAAGAAAAACAACTTCCATATTGGTCTCCTTATTTCTGATTAAATATTTCCTGTCGGTCTATTCCAATTGTTTCATCTGCTTCAAATGCAAGTTTAACTTGTTTATTACCTAGAGAAGTAACTGTGACTTTACAAATAATATCATTATCTAAATGGATAATGACTGCTTCTTGTTTCTTTCTAGTTAATACTAAGTTGCTCATTTACTATAAACTTTACCAAAGTGGCCTTCTGCATCAAGAGGTAAATCTGGACACCAATCAGGTGGTTTCTTCATTATAGCGAGTATTTGGTCTAATGTCTCATTAGGATTTTCTTTTGAGGCAAGAGATATAATTTCATCATGGACTGTAAGTACAACATCCAGGCCGCTGGTGTTGTGTACAGCAAGTATTTGATCAGTGATAACTATACGAGCGAGCGCTTGAATAATGTTTTCACAAACCCTGGGGCCGTGTGTACGTATCATTGAATCGTTTCTTCCTTTGTATAGAAACTCGCCATTTATATACTGTAATGAAGGATACTTTAAAAACATAGCATTTGGTAGCTTTATAGCATTATTACTTACAGATAAAGGACCGTAGATGTTACCAATCTGGTTTCTATCCATCATTGAAAACAGTAGTTGTTTGCACACAGACCAGAGACGGGGGATGTTATAGTAAGTTCCACGATACTGTTGAACAATTGAACGAGCTGTATCAATGTTTACGTCTACAGACGGTGACCCGGATGCAAGTGTGTACTGAAATTTTTCAGCACCCATACCATATCCAAGTCCTAATATAGCTGTTTTACCTACATATCTTTCCAGCTTGTTGTCTTTTGTAATTGGTCGGTTATAAATTTGAGATGCAAATTGACAGTACACGTCCTCACCCTGAGCAAAAGCGTTAAGAAGATCTTCTTGACCTGATAACCAAGCAAGCATACGTGCTTCAATGTTGGATAAATCTGCTATATATAATAGTTCGGGGTCTTTGCATGTTATTGCATTACGTAGTTGTGACTCACGCGGGAGGTTTTGTAGGTTAATTTTCTCAGAACCACCAAACCTTCCCGTATGAGCTGCGTAATATCGTAAGGGAACGGAAAAAGAACCGTCTGGGTTCACGGATTGAAGCAGCCTTTCGGCTCTTGTTTCTTCTAAACGTGACTTTACGGCTTCTCTTGCATCCCAGACATGTTTGTACTGTGGATACATATTACACATTTGAATATATGCAGAATCTTTTTTCCCAAAAGCTGGAATCATTTTTCCAGTTGTTGGGCTGCGTTTTGTAGGAACTGTAATGTCTAATTCCTCCAAAAAATTTGCAAATTTTTGTTGAGAAGCAAGTATTTCTCTTGTTGTGCCACTGGCTTCTATTTTTTGTGCTGTTTCGGCAGCTATCTGGTCTTTGTACGTGTACAACAAAGCTCGGTCGAGTGTCAACTTTGGTTCTACAAACATACGAATTGTAAGATCCATTAAATCAAATTCGCTTTGAGGAAATTCGTGGCGCATTTTGTTAAAAATTGCATACGTTAGATCTACGTCTTGTATGCAATAACCACCAATTTGTTCATCGAGCTGGGGATCTAGATCGCGTATGCCTTTTGCATTAACGAGTTCTTCTCCTTTACGCATGCTGGGGTTGTCGGGGTATAAACGTGTACATACATTTTTAAGAGCTGCTGATTCATTTGGAAACAAACCACGACTCATGGCTGCGGTGTCGTAATAATATTTCGCATAAACACCGAACACCTGGGTCAAAATGTACGCGTCAAATAAAGTGTTGTGACATACAAGAGCGGCGTTGTCCCAGTCGATTTGTTCAAGAAATTCTTTTACTTCATCTTCAGGAATCCAAACTGTGTCTTCGTCATTAAATTTTACACCTACACCCCAGACTTTAAATTCATCGTCCTGCACATATTGCACAGTACTCATCTTACTGAGTGACAAACGCACGTCATAATAAGTTTCAAAATCGAGTGTAATTAAATTCATTTGTTGTCCTTTTCTAATTTATATAAACACTGTAAACGGGCTCAAAAATTTAACTGGCAATTAGGGTTTGATTTCTTTTCGAAGTTTAAGCCACTTTTCGTATTCGCCTTTCTTAGCGCGCTCCCAACCAACCTGCTTACTGTGTATCATGTTATAAGCAGTACCCATCGATACATATTGAAACTCAATATATATAGTGTCTTCTTTTGGGTAGGTATAGGGGTGTAGTCTATTCCTTTTGACATGTACAAATGTTGACACAATTACTCCTTAATTGTAGTTGACTTTTAAGAAAAAGCCTTTATAAGAAAAGTATAGTCTATAATTATGTAGACTTCAAATAAGAGGAAATAATCATGGCAACTTTTACTTCTGATTCAGTATCTGGTAATTCATCGTTCAAACCTTTTCCGGGTGGAACTGTGGGTGTTAGATACGCGAAATACTCAGTAACTGCTGCTCCTAATGCAGATGACGTTTATCAAATGGTTGACGTTTTTGCTGGAGAAACAGTTCATGACGTAAAAATCAAGTCTAGTGACCTAGACGGTGGTACAGCTCTTGTTTTTGGTGTTGGT